ATGAACAACATTCCCTCTATGCCGCAGTTAGGGATTTATGTCTCAAAAATCGATCCCACCCTTCGCATCACTGTAACCGACGTTGATATTGTTGATGACGATGATGAGTCTCCTGATGATGAATTGTTTTATTTAGTCCGCTGGATCGAGGGGGAAGATGAAAGTGATATGTCGGCGATGGAATTTGAGCTAGACCCAGTAGAGTGGCATGCTTTTGTTGAGTCTGAGCAATTAGTGTTTGAGCGCGATCCATACATGGATTCAGCCCCCGAAAATTCAAACCTTGCGAAAATCCGGGATTTACTCATGAAGCCTAAACAGAATGATCGTTCGTAAGCACCTATCAGGAAAGTGGTTTAGCGAGTGTTATCTATTTAGGGCAAGCGGCAAACGGATTTGCATGCAATTTGCCACCAAAGGTGAAGCACTTTCACATGAACGCTGTATAATAAATAACGTATTCGACCTGCAGTTTAATACCCGACTTGTACTGGGTTTGTACTTTATGAACCTCAATCTTAATTCAGGAGTAAGATAGTGGACACTTTGTCTATTAAAGGGATTCTTGACGTTTTCGTTAACAATTGGGTTCCTGGTATCTTCACCTTCTTTTTAGGTATCTGTTACTCAAATATCGTTGAAAAGAAGAAACTTAAGCAGAAGCTAAAGAACGATATTCTTGAGATCTTCATACCGGTCTTTAATGCAGGAAACGAGATCTCATTCGAAATCGCGGAAAATGCTTGCAGGAAGATGAAAGGTACCTTTCAGGCATACAAGAGAATATATCCAGGTATCTTCGACAAAGAGGTAGAGAGTGAACTTGAAGACCTACTTAAAGATGGTTTCCTCATAAATGGTGAAGTTAATCCGCATTACTTTGAACCAGCCAATATTGAGAATCTGATTAAAAAATTGTAGTTTCGTTCAAACCCCGCTCTTGCGGGGTATTTGCATCATGTGTCAATAGCGGCTATTTGATTTGCTTTCAGTTGTTCCACGCAATCGACTATTAGCTACTGCCACTTTTGGCACGAAGCGGAGTGGGCTTAAGGCCCGCTGTGAGCGAAGCGGAAGTTCACTTTAAAGGTAACCTAATCCGCATGCAAAGACCCCTTAAGGAAATTGTGTGGATTTTAGGCACCTCTATGATCCGAAATAAATGCCTGAAAAATTTTGATTTAATTGCATATTAAAGATTCATAAATGTCGCATATATAGTGACGGAAATGGATGTAGATAATTTCTGCTCGCAGTAGTATTTAGCGCTTCAATCAATGCAACATATAGCTTAGTCGTTTTACCTAGTACAAAGCCATGAGAGTAAACAGGCCCATATCCAGGCGCTAAACTCATGGTTTTATGATGCCCATCTAATATCTGTATTTTTGTAAAAAAACAGTTTTTATCGCAAAATAAGCTTAACTCATCGTGACCGAAAGTGATCACTTTGAATTCAGCATCAAATGGATAGTGCTGTTCTTGAATCTCAAATAATGATTTTTTAAGCATAGAAATTGTACGGTATAGATGTATCATTTCTATGGAAACAGAAGCACTCATTTTATTTGCCATGTACCCTCCCCCGGGGGACATAATTGCAATGTCATCACTAAGGGCCGTAATCACATTGGCACCGTTACTTCGTAAGGCATTTCGTTCTTCTGGGGATAGTGTTTGCCCTGTCACACCTCTAACTCGACACTGTTCAAGGAGATGTGGCCACTCATCATATAAGGACTTGAGCAGTTGTTCATCAGAATAGATGAATTGTTTTTCTTCACTGTTATGACCGAACACTCCTAATAAATAAATGTCGTCCTGATCAACCTTTGCAAAAACAGTATTGCCAGTTCTTTCAATGTAGCGCTTATGCTTTCCAGTCTTTTGAGTTGTTTCACCAAGGTGGAAATGATGTAAGCCAAAATCATTCAAAAAATCATCATTGAAGTTAGCTCTTTCCAAATGATGACTTTGATAGCCGTTAATGTTGATCCCACATTGCATTTTATTAATGAGTAAAGCAAAACCATTTCTATTTTTTTCAGGAACAATCAAGGAACTGTGAAAATGTACATTCCTTTTACGGGGTTCAATAAGCCTTTTATTCATGTTCAAAAGTAGAGGTAAGTAGCCGTTAGTCGTTTCCTTAGGAACTCTGAAACCTGCATCAACAAGTTGCTGTTTGCAGATATCTTCAATTGAACCATACAGACTGATGCAAATATTATTGATCATTAAATGCCTCTTTCCACCTATAGACAACATGTACTGCTTTTACATTCTTAACTCAAAATTATCAGGTAATCTCTCGACAAAATTATTCATGGCTTTCACCCAGTGAGCCTAATTATTGTGCATGTTAATCTGGTCATTTCCAAGTCATAAATGTCCGCTCCTGGCACGAAGCCGACTATACGCCTAAGGTTTCGGAGCTTAATCGGTTTACTACACTCGACACTGGGAGCGACTACTTACATTCTCTTCTCCCGCCCCATTTTCAACACCTCATAAAACGTCCCTCGTCCAAGCCCATCCGACGGTACTTCCCGCTCCTGAGCCAGCGTTTTCAGATTTCGAAGTATCCGATTCGAAGCCGGTTTATCAATCGTCCCATAACGCCCGTCAGTCTCCTCAACCAGAAGCTGAACCAGTAACCAGCAGAGCCTGGCAGTATTTTCCCGAGCCTTGTCGCGCTTATGCATTCCACGCAGGGAAGGTTGTGCTGAAGCAGTGAGATCCGGCAGTGCATCGTCACCGAGCGTCTTCAGCCACTTGCGGCCACGGCTGTTGCGTGACAGTTTCATCACCGCCTTCAGGCTGCGGGCCTTAATTTCTGGCGGCGTAAGTTCGTCATCAATAAGCCGCCAGGCCAGGGCAAACATCTCATCGGCATAGAACATACGTTTATTCGCCGGGGCGCTGACCATGCCTGTAGCTTTGATGGTGCGGCTGATGGCGTCGTGCAGGATACGGTAATTTTCCTGATGTTCTTCCGGCAGGGCGTTTGCCGGTTGGGAAGCATCGAGGCCGAGAAGCAGAAGGGCAAGATGCCGCGCTTCCAGCAGCGGCATATCACATTCCCGTTCAAACAGATTCTGACGAATGGGACTGGTCACATTATTCTCCTTCTACGATCCGCAGCGGTTCTTCTGCACCGAGCAGCGCCTGCCGTCTGGCGGCATCAACGTAGTTTCCCCACCACTGCATCAGCGGTCGCCTTTGTTCCAGATAGTCGCTGCGGTTGTAGGCCGCTTCGATCTCGTCTTCTTTCTGGTGTGCCAGCGCAGATTCCAGGACTTCACGGGGAAAATGACCTGCTCCCGCCGTTCTGGCGATGCTGCGCATACCGTGGGCGACCAGTTCGCCGCCGAACCCCATGCGGATAAGCGCGGCGTTCGCGGTCTGCTGGTGCATGTGCTCCAGTGGTTTGCGGATGCTGGGGAAGACCCACGGGCGATGGCGACTGACGGGCTCCATAACCTGAAGAACGCGCAGCGCCTGTTTGTTGAGCGGCACCGTGTGCGAACGGTTCATCTTCATAAAGGTGTCGGGGATGCGCCATTCCGCTTTTTTCATATCGATGTCGCACCAGCGGGCGCTGACGGCTTCGCCGGGGCGAACCCAGGTCAGTAGCTCCCCTTCGATAAGGCAGCGGGTTTCCTTGCGGATAGAGGCGTTCTGTAGCGCCAGCATTAGTCTGCCGAGTTCGCTGGGGTGGAGGGCGGGCATGTTCTGCTTTTTCGGTTTTTTGAAGCGGGCGACCAGGTTGTCAGCCGGATTGAACTCGATGAGTTCTTCGGAGATGGCAAAGCGGAAGATTTCATTGAGCCGTGAGATAACCCGCCGCAGTGTTTCGAGGATGCCCTGTTCTTCCAGCGGCGTGAGGTGTTCCTTGAGCATCTTTGGGCGGATCTCAGTGACGGGCGTGTTACCCAGAGAAGGGAAGACGTGCATCTCCAGCGAACGCCAGACATCTTTGGCGTGGTCTTCACTAAGATCGCTGGTCCGTTTCTTCTCTTTGAGCCACTGTTCCGCAACTTTTTCCAGCGTGCATTCATTCTGGAGTCGTTGCTCCTCTGCAACCTGCTCCAGATGGGCCTGTGGGTCGATGCCCTGCACGAGTAAACGCCGGTATTGCAACCTGAAATCTCGCGCCATGGCGAGGGTGACTACCGGATAGGGGCCAATGCTGATTTTGGTCCGTTTTTTCAGCGCCGGGGGAGTGTATTCGAAGTACCAGATCTTTCTGCCGGATGGCTTAATCAACAACGCCAGTCCGTCGCCATCGCGCAGCATATACTCGGTCTTCTGCGGCTTGGCGGCAGCGATCTCGGTATTGGTTAGGGATTTCAATACCTTAGGCATGTTTTTGCACCTTGTTTTTTTAGCGTTCTGGCAACGCGGTGCAAAACAAGATACATAATGCTCAAGATTCATACAGAGATCATGACCACACATGCAACAAAAAAGCCTGCAACTCGTTGAAGTTACAGGCTTTTTTAAGGTTCATGATGCATCATGAATGAATGTTTGGTGGAGCTGGCGGGAGTTGAACTCGCGTCCGAAAGGTATTTAACTCATTGAAAATAAACAATTCTCTTGCTGTTATATACCTCAGGTGCATTTTACGTGCATAGTGAGGTCTGTCTAACGTCCTGATTCTGTCCAACATTTTGAAATATTTCCCCCGCTACAGCGCGGCTGAAATCGCGGTTTTACCGTCATATTCAGCCAGGTATTTACCGTAGTTGCGGAATATCATTTCCGGCCCTTTGTGGCCCATCTGTCCGGCAAGCCAGAAGAGGTTAACGCCCTGGCTAATATGCTTGGTGGCGAATGTGTGCCGCGTCTGGTACGGGTTACGATAGCGCACGCCAGCTTTTTTCAGGGTCGGCACCCATGCTTTTTTACGGATAGCGTCCGCGTTCGCCCAGGGTTCTCCCGTTTTCGGGTCGCTGAATATGAACTCACTTTTCATAAAGGTGTATTGCTTCTGCGCCTGCAGGGCCGCCAGTGCCTCACTGTTCAGCTCCACCTTACGGGTACCGGCTTTTGTCTTGGTGCCTTTAAGTACCCCTACGACACTGGCCGCCTGAACGTGGGCTGTGTTCGCGATGGTGTCGAGATCAGGCCAGCGCAGCGCGCACAGTTCGGAGCTCCGCAGACCGGTATTGAAAGCAAAGCGGAACAGGTTTTCCCACTCCGGGTATCTGCAGCTCTGGTAAATGGCGAGCGTTTCCGCTGGCGTGAACGGGTCAACCTCGTAATCGTCGGCGCGCGGGCTGCTGTCGATCACGTGGTACCGGCTGGCGCTGACGAGGGTTACCGGGTTAATGGTCAGCAGGCCATCCGTAACAGCTTCATCGATGGCGCTGCGCAGAAACGAAAGGTTATTCCTGGTCGTTTTCAGCTTTGTTTTCCGGCTGGCTATCCAGTTTTTAAGGACCGCTGGCGTCAGTTCCGACACGTGGAGTTTATGTAGAGCTGACAGCGCCGACAGGCATTTTTCATAACCGTTGATAGTCGACGGGGACAGGTTGCGGTTCTGGCAGATTTTCAGGTACTCGTCCAGGTAAGACTTTATGTTTTTGGTTTTCTTCACCACCCCGAACAGCTCCAGCTTTTTGGAATTGGGGAAATATTTCGCATATTCAAAGGTGCCACTGACGATCTGGTTTTGTATCTCCCCGAGCAGGCGCTCGGCGTACTTCACACCGCGCGCGTTTGCTTCCATTTTGGAGAGGGGCTCCCGGCACAGAACCCCTTTGTATGTGAAAGTGATAACCAGAGTGTCGCCAGTTTTATGCTGGCGGATGGTTACTCCTCTTGGGAGAGATAATGATCCTTGTTCTTTCTTGCCCACTTCGAAACCTCCGTTAAGTCAATCCAGCGTTCTTTAACGCCATCGACTTTTAATACATGTACTCCCTCCTTCCATAACCCCCTTTGTATCCGTTTGTTAACGGCTTCTACCGTTTCCCCCGCGTCCCTGCAGTACTTAGAAAGGGGTACACAGTCAAGACTCATGGCTGACCTCCCGCCCGAAAGCCTGGGCATTTTCCAGTTCATTAGCTGCATAAATCAGAGCATTGTGATGAGCACGAAAACCACCATCGAGTTCGCGAGCAGCTCTGTCGCGCAAGATGTCGATCGCAGCCTGATAGTCATTCTGGTAATCGGCCGAAAACTCGGCCGTACTGGGCGGCAGTTCCGCCAGCACCATCAACATGTTCTCTGGGTCGATCGGAATGGTGGCGAGCCCGAGCTCTTTAGCCTCCGCTGCTAAGCGGGTCCAGCGTGCAATAAATTCAGTGGTATTTTTTTTCATGGCATACCTCAGAAACCCATCAAAAATTTATACTCAATTAGCGCGCCGAAAACGACGGCCACCAGCAACAGGCCAAACAGCATAGAGACGAGAAAATACTTCATCGTGACGCCTCCCGAAAAACCGCTCTGTATGCACGCAGCATGTCCCGAGACTTGCCGGATAAAACAGTCCTCATGAAGAACATCCCGCTACGGGTTGCTACGATCCCGGGTGTGTGTAGCAACGTGACATCTACCACTCTGTTATGTTTACGGAACTCAAACAGAGTGCTTGTGATAACGATGTTCGCTACAGCGCCATAGTCCTGATATTGAATTTTCATTTTCTGTCCTTCAGTTTGCTGTATCGTTCATGGCTCATCACTTCCCAGTTCTGGCCGCCGTCTCGGGACAGCAGCCGCCAGCGACGATTAACCCTCAGGCTCAGATTTCCGGAGCCGTGCATACGGCAGGGATGAATTCGCCTGGCTCTGAACTGGCGGAGTACATGGACCGCCTGCAGGTGCACCCACTCAGGAATTCGTATCGCTGTCAGGGCCATTGTCATTCTCTCCTGCAGGTGGGGTGATCGTGTAACCGGCGCGTTCAGCCATCCATAAAAAAGTCTCCAGCGATGCTGTAACCTCGCCGTTCTGAACCGGCCGCGCGTGGATAACCTTCCCGTTCTCGATCGTCAGCACGATATTTACTGGTTCGTGCGTGATAATTGGTGTCTGATCACTCATGGCTTGTCTCCGCTGTGACTGATTTTTGTTTCTTGGCAAACTCGACCAGCTCAGTAATGAGATCGTCGATTAATGCTTTTCCGCTTTCTGTCAGGAACTCACCGCTGCCATTCACATCTACGGCGTTGCTGTAAATTCCTCTGATGGCTTTTACGCCGTCGACATTCCCGTATTCACTGAGAGCCAGCTTTTCGAATCGTCTCAACAAACCATCAAGTAGTATTTCTGTTAATTCGACTGTGTTTATTCCAACATTAGGCATATTAATAATGATGCTGGTGCTTCCGGTTTTACGCTGGTGGCGTAATAACGCAGCCTTTAAAATTCTGCGTCTATAGGTGTTAATTAAATTATCCATCATTGTTTTCATTGGTCCCGAACCATGCATTAATATCCGATGAGTGATTCCAAGCCATTTCAATCAATGCGAAGCGCTGGGCATCTTCCATTTTTAAGAAATTCTCAGAAATCGTTTGAAGCAAGTAATACAACTGCTCGGCATGCACACTCATTTCCTGCGCTGTCCAGTTACGAGCATTTACCGTTGTTGGAGTACGTTTACTCATAATCTATGCTCCATAGGCTTTTCGCATAAATAAGTTTGCAATGTGATAATAATCATTGCCGTAATTACTAAAAATTAAAATTGCTGTTCTGTAGGCGTATCTATCTTTAATAAATGTCATGGCTGCTTTCTCTTGTTTAGGTTTTTATTTGTCATGTAAGTCATGGTGCATAGTTCATTAATGAGTGATGTAAAACGTCCCGCAATGCGTACGTCGGTGCGTGTTATGGCTGGCATGAGTAATTCTATAAATTCAGCGCGCAATTCCTGAGCGTACTTATTTGCAGCTTCTGCGGTTTTTGCTGCGTCATCAATATAGAGATCGGCTGGATTGCGATATGTGCGATTAACTTCTGGCAACTGAATAACTTTATTGTTTTTCATAAAATATTTCTCAAGGTGAGTTTGTTCGCACCAATAAAGGCGTTTATTGATAAATTAATTTCAAAGTTTATTTGTATCGAAATCTGCAATTCTGTCGTTAACTTCTTCCAGTGTTTTAACGACAAGAGTTATAAGAGCATGCTCACGTTCTTCTTCTTGGCTGACCATCATTTCAAGTAATAGCCATAAAGAAGCAGAGCAACAGCGTAAATCGTGTGACCAGCTCATGAGCATATCGCTTGTTTCAAGGCGGTCTAATTGAACTGTTTTCTTGGTTTCCATGCTGTCTCCTACCTTAAGTGAGTTAAGTAATTAAGAATGTCGTCTAATTACTTAAGTTGTAGTAAGGATGGATCGTTACACGGAAAAGGTCAACCACTAAAGTGATTTTATTTTTAATGGGTAAAGTAATTTATTGTTTGATAAGCAAAAAAAAAGACCGCCTAAGCGGTCTGATTTGATAAATTGGAAAGGTTAGGCAAACCGCTTGATCGCGGCAGATTGCTTAACTAATACCTTCGCTAAAACGTGGAACTGATCTTCATCAGTGGCATCAATTTGCCAAGAGCTATACAGTTTGTTATCTGATAGGACAAACAAGCTGTTCTTCTGCATCTGTAGACGTTTTATATGTATGGTTTTACCGAAAACAAACACGTAGATTCCGTCCCCTTCGAAGTAATTAACCGTTGTGTCAACAAAGATAAAGTCACCAGGATCAATGGTTCCCTCCATGCTGTCGCCCCTGACTGTAATCACTTTTATTGCTGAAGCTGGCCGGTTACCAAACATGCTTCTGGCATGCTCCTCTGTGAACTCAATGGCGCGAATGGTTTCGATAAACTCAGAAGACAAAAACGTGCCGGGGCCTGCACTCGCCTGTATATCCAGCAAGTCAACCCTGTAAGCGCCAGTGCTAACAGGCGCCACTACCTTCATGGGCAACAGCTCAGAAGATTGATCGGTTACTGGCATTTCACCTGAAGCAAGCCATTCAGGTCGAACATTCAGAGCTTTTGCTAGCTCTACTGTTCTGCGCGAGCCAGAGGCATTGCCTGACGTTAACTTCCAAATACTTGATTGCGACATCCCAACCAATTTAGCCAGGGATGCTTGAGTCATTCCCGCCGCTCTCATGGCTTCCGTAAGCCTATCTGCAAAAGTGTTGTTCGACATAGTGATTACTCCAAAAGTTGTTAAAAATTTAGACCAAATGAAGAATCAAGTCAAAAAGTAATTGGCATCCTTGCAAGTGATTACCTTAATCGCTAAAGTAATATTTAATTACTAAGGGGGTTTTATGATTTCAGAGCCTATCGATATAGCAATCAGATGTGCCGGAAGCCAGGGGGCGCTTGCAAAGCAGTGTGGTGTATCGCAAGCAACGGTCTGGAAATGGCGTCATGGGAAAAAAGTTAAGGCCGAGCATGTATTGAAAATTGTGGCTGCAGCCAGTGGCCAAATAGCTGCGTATCAAATCAGACCTGACTTGCCGGAGCTATTCCCAAAGCCAGAGAAAGAGCAGTGATATGGCACCTGATTATCAACCGGTTGATTTGCCCGGGGCTTTTAGCCAGGCCGATGCCGATTGGATCAAGCAGCAGTTACTGAGCCTGACGCCAGCAGCACGACAAAAAGCCATTCAGTGTTATGCAGCTGTGTATCAGGAGACGTTCGAGGCTGAACCCGTTTCCTACCGTAAGGAGAACCGGGCAAGGCATGAAGCAAATACAAGGCTTCGCCTGTTTGTGAGAAATCAGGGCAGAGCTTTACAGGGGTATACCGCCGAACCTCCCCTGGCTGGAACGCAATCGCGCTCCTCATTGTTTCGGGTTTAAAGGTACCCGAACAGGAGCAGGCTTAAAGGTGCCTGTTCAGGTTGGCAACCAACTGACCCAACTCCTCATATGTACTAGGTAAGTAGTACGTTTTTATGGGGAAGAGGGAAAGGGGGGTAAGGGGGGATTGGGTGTAGGGGCAGGAATAGGGTCTTTTCCAACAGGAGAGATCCATTGGTTAAGTAGATCACTGTCTTAAGGGCGCAATTTAAAAACCGCCTATATCAGCAAAGTAGTACGACGCGCTCAGGCGCTGAGAAACGAAAAGGGTTCTTCCTGGAAGAGTGAATTTTTCAGAGGAGCTGAATCAGAAGGGAGGCTGGCAGCCTTTGGGGAGGCCACCAGCCATGTGAGGGGGAATCCATGAAAACCACATCACAAAATTATTATCTCATCAGCACGGGGGCAGCACAATGGAGCTGACGATCACGCCGAATTTTGCACAGGAACGAGCGCTAAACATGTTGCGCCGTGACTGGAAGGCAAACGACACCTTCATGGTGTACTCGCCAACCGGTAGCGGTAAAACGGGTTTGGCCGCCTTCATCGTCGCTGGGTTTGTCAGCCGTGGTATGCGTGTCCTGTTCTGTGCACCGTACACCATCCTGATCGGTCAGACGGCTAATCGGTTCGTGGAGTACGGATTACCGGGGGATGAAATTGGTTATATCTGGGCGGATCACCCGAACTACGATCCTGACCGGAAAATTCAGATTGCCAGCGCCGATACGCTTATTCGTCGTGTTTTTCCTGAAAATATTGATCTGCTGATTATCGACGAAGCACACCTGCGTAAAAAACGCATCCTGAAGGATATCGAACGTCTGCGCGGCAAAGGCGTAAAGGTGATTGGCCTGTCGGGTACTCCGTTTTCCCCGTTCCTGGGCAAATACTATGACCGACTGATTAAGCCGACCACCATCGGCGAGTTAATCCAGCGTGGCGATCTGAGTAAATACGAATTTTACGCGCCAACTAAGCCGGATCTGAAAGGCGTAAAAACCAAAGCATCGCTTGAGTACGGCAGCGATTACAACGAAACGCAGCTGGCTGAAATCATGTGCGGCTCTACGCTGGTGGGCGACATCGTACAGAACTGGCTGGAGAATGGCCGGGATCTGCCTACCATCGCTTTCTGCGTCAACGTAGCCCACGCCAATTACCTGACAATCCAGTTTAACCTGGCAGGGGTTAACGCTGAGGTAATGACCGCCGACACTCCAGTGGATGAACGCCAGACCATCATTCACCGCTTTGAAACCGGTGCAACGAAAATCATCGTTAGTGTGGGCGTTCTGGTGGCCGGCTTCGATAGTGACGTTCGTTGCATCATCTACGCCAGGCCAACAAAAAGCGAAATTCGCTGGCTGCAGGCGCTCGGTCGTGGCCTGCGCACCGCACCGGGTAAAGAGTCCTGCCTCATCTTCGATCACAGCGGCACCGTGCACCGTCTGGGTTATCCGGATTCAATCGAGTACGACGATCTTCCCGGTAAGTCTGACGGCATGGAGGAAAGCGCGCGCCGCGCAGCTGAGGAACGGGCCGAAAAGCTGCCACACGAATGCTCTCAATGCCATTACATGAAGCCAGCTGGCATCTATGTGTGCCCGAAATGTGGGCATAAGCCGCTGGGCGGTGAGGACGTCGATACCGACACCGGCCGCAAACTCAAAAAGCTGGGTAAAAACCAGCATCAACCCACGAAGGCAGAGAAACAGGCCTGGTGGAGTCAGATCAAATTCTATCAGCGCCAGCGCGTATCGCAGGGGAAAAAGCCCGTCAGCGATGGCTGGTGTGCAAATACCTTTCGCGAACGGTTTGACGAGTGGCCTAACGGGTTGAGCGATTTCCCGATGGAGATCACGCCGACCGTCTCAAATTTCATCCGGCACAAATTGATTGCGTATGCGAAAGGGCAGGAGAAGGCCAAGCGCCTGCAGGAGGCATCAGGCACGGCAGCCCGATCCTCAGTACAACAAGCACAGAAAGCGATTAGCGATATCAAACAGCAGTTAGGAAAACGAGCATGAAGACGGCAGAAGCAGCAAAAGGCCAATGGGCCATGATTTTCGAACATTACGGACTGCCGCCGATCACCGGTAAACACCATTTCAGAGGCAAATGTCCGCTTTGTGATTCGATTGGTAAATTCCGCATCGATGACCGCGACGGTGCGGGAACCTGGATTTGCACCTGCGGCTACGGTACGGGATTGGACTTGGTTACCAAAACCCAGGGCAAACCATTTAACGAGGTTTGCCGCGAAATTGATGAGCTGATCGGAAATACGTTCAGGCGTGACAAAGTGCCTGAAGCCAGTGACGCTTCTAAACTGCGAAAAAAGGTACTCAACAATTTTGCAAAAATGGCTCCTTTACGCGGTACCTCCGGCGCCGATTACCTTAATTCTCGCGGTATTTTTAAGCTTCCAGCCGAGGCGGTACGGTTAAACCCAAAGCAACGGCATAACGGCCGTGTCTACCAGTCGATCTATTCACTGGCAACGGACGATAAAGGGGAGCTGTGTTACCTCCACCAGACGTTACTCGATGGCGCAAAAAAGGCTGATATCGGGGCCAGCGCAAAGCGACAGAAATCACTACAGGAAGATAACTATCTCGATCATGCCCGGTCAGTTGCGATCCGTATGTTCCCGGTTGCCAGCACCCTGGGCATTGCCGAAGGCATCGAAACGGCCCTATCTGCGCACCAGATTTATAACGTGAATACCTGGGCAACTATGACGGCAAATTTCATGAAGAAATTCCGCGTTCCTGCTGGTGTTAAGCACCTGATTATTTTTGCCGATCGCGACGAGAACAGCGCTACCGGGCTGGCGGCTGCGTATGAATGCGCTCATGCCAATCTGCTGGCAAAGAATGACCTGCAGCGCGTGAGCGTGTACTGGCCGGATCACGATGATTTCAACAATATGCTCATGAACGGTGATCAGGTTCGTGAGCTGGTTTTCCACAAGAAAAAGGCGGCTGCGTAATGCGTACTGATAACAACGAACATAAAGCACTATTCACCATCCCGACGGCAGCTCACAGCTCCGCCCTCGCAAACATCAAGCCTCTGCCAGAGCAACGGAGAATCACCGGGCATAAGCAGACTGATGCTTATCTTTGGGTGCTGGAGGTAATCCGCCTTAACGAACCCGCACATTTGGACGCAGCCGAAGCCGCGCTGGAGAAAATTAAAATCTCCCCAAAAGAGGCCGAGGAACTCTATTCGCGTTATCTGCTGGCGAATGGTGGAGATCCTTTCCAGGTTGCTTTCGGTACCATCGGCATGGATAACCCGGCAAGGGCAATCAAGAACGCACGTGAGAGCATCAAAAAAGCAGCATCAGTCAGGGCTACGTTCGGCAACTATGAGGCAGCGTTCGAGGATGTGAAGGCCGAGCGAGTAATCAAATCTTCCGAGAAATTTATTGATGATTACGAATGGGGATGGACTCCGGAGGAACTCGAAGCCGGTCATATTGGAGGCGGCCGTATGTTTGAAATTGACGATCAGCGTCGTGAATATGTTGATGGATATCGTGAAGTTCTGCCAACGCCTAACACCCTTTCTGATGTCGTCCGTGAGTTCGTTTACTGGGACTGGCTCTACAGTGTACGCAATACGGCAGGCAAGGAACTCGGCTATGACTTTGGCTATTCAGAGCATCACGAATCGGTATACGACCGCGAGCGCTACCTTGAAAAACTGCTGGCAACCATCAAACCCGTGACGCGAACTGAAGCCATGGAAGTGTGCCGTTGGTTTCTGGCAAGCGGAAAGGATGAATTTATGGAAGACAACGGCGCTGCGGTGATTTTTAACCTGGTAGGGGAGTGTGAAGAATGA